AACAGAGGACCCAGCAGATACAGCTCGTAAAATACAGCTAGAGACATTTGCTGAAACCATGCGACTTAATCCTACATACTCTGACCTTGACACAGTTGTTAGTGAGGAGCATCACGATGACTTGGTAGAAGCTGCTGCAAGGACTATTGCTAAGCAGCAAGGAATGACCTTTGATGAGGCTAGAGTAGAAGTTATCAATTTTATCTGGAGTAAAACCAACCCTTATCTCTACCTGTATACACAGATAAAGAAGTATCATCCTGAGTATGCAAAGCCTGAGGAGACAGGTGGTAAAGGAGATAAGAAGAATGATAAGAAGGCTTCCGTTAAGGATGCAGCTAAGGCTGCTCCTAGTATATCTGATGTAGGCGGAGGCGGGACTGATAAGGGTGGTTGGACTGCAGCTAAGATAGATGCACTTCCAGAGGATAAGTTGGATGAGTTTGCTAACAAACATCCTGAACTGTACGATAAGTGGATGATGGGAGACCTCAAATAATTGGAGGTAACTACTAATGGCAGAAACAAGATTCCTTACAAATGACGCCCAGACCAGGAAGAAATGGGCAAAGGACTTATTTCGGGTAACACTGAAAGACATAGAGTTCAATGACCTTATTGGTTCTGGCTCTGAGTCCATTGTCCAGATGAGGACTGAGCTTGGCAAAGGTGAAGGCGATGTTGTTAAAATGGACATTCGTCTTCCGCTGACAGGTGAAGGTGTTGTCGGTCACAATACTGTGGAAGGCAACGAAGAAAAGCTCATCTTCCATCAGTTTGAACTGACGATTGAAGAACTCAATCATGCAGTACATACTGGCGGTAAGATGGACCAGCAGAGGATTCCTTACGACTTGATGTCTGAAGGAAAGTCCGCACTGAATGACTGGTGGGCAGATAAACTGTCTGACCTTATGTTTGCACATCTGTGTGGAGACACTGCATTCAGGATTGCTGGTACTACTTTTGCACAGAATCCCACCGACCCAGACAGTGACCATCTGATTACTGTGGATGATGTTGCTGAAGGGTCTCTTACTGGAGCCAATGAAATGACTCTGGGTATGCTGGATAGGATGAAGCAGCGTGCTCGTATTCCGAGTGATGAGGCCAATGGCTACAAGATTCGTCCTATCAAAATCAACGGTAAGCCTTATTACAGGGTCATCCTGCATGACTATGTATTTGACAGGCTCCGCCAGAATACAAACATTGCTCAGTGGGGCGACATGCTGCGGAATGCCAATAAGCTTGGACAGCCCAATGTAGAGTTTGAATACAATGGTATGCTTGTATCTAAGTCAGAGCGTATTCGTACATCTGGTACTGCCAATGAGTACAGGAATGTTCTGCTTGGTGCTCAGGCCGCATGTATCGCTTGGGGTGGTGCAGGTGAAAGCAAGGGAACCACAATGTCCTTTGTACCGTACACTGCTGATGCCGAGAGGTATGTTATGATTCGAGGTGGAGGTATCCTCGGTATCAAACGTACTGTGTTCAATAGCCAAGACTATGGTATCATTGTCGGAACTTCCTACGCTGAAGCATTATAAGGAGGTGACACATGGCAGATTATAGCACATTTGAAAAACAAGCTGATAACTCAAGGATTGCTGCTAGCAAGCTCATAATCAATCCTGCGGATGGAACTCATACTGTTATGAACCTTCCTAAGTATGCCTTTGTTACAAGGGTATGGATTGAGATAACTGATGCATCTGCTGCAGGAACATTGTCTATTGGCTTTACAGGTGACGGTGCAGCTGCTGATACTGATGGTTTTATGGACACTACTGCTTGCGATATTACATCACTTGGGTTGTTATCATCTGATATAGATGCTCAGCCTGGAAGTTATGGTAAGTGGTTCAACACCGCAAGTGGCCAGATAACTATTACTACAAGCTCTGCAAACGATGGTACTTACCAGATTTTTGCTGAGTACTATGTTTTACATTAAGCTATTGCGTTGAATTTTTCAACGATACAGGAGGTTTAAGTTATGGCAACAAATGATAAACGCAGAACTGATGTAAGGCGTCAGAACCTTGACAATCCGTTCTGGCTCACATCTGCTGAGTTCGGTGTCGAAGATACAGGTGATACTGTCATCTTATTTGAGTTCCCCGAAGCAGGAAAAATTTTTATCATCGAGAAGGCTGTATGCGAAGTTACTACACTGTTCGCAGGTGGCACACCGCTGATTGATGTTGGCTTTGGTACTGTTGCAACACCAGGAGCTACATCTATTAGTGCAGTTGGTGCAGATGACCTTATTGACCAGCTGGATATTACAGCAACAACTGCAGGTGTATATGGCTGGACTGCTACTAACTCAGTTGGTGCGGCTACTTGGGCAACTGGAGCAGCAGTAGCAAACGAGAATATGGTTGTAGGTGCAGCTACTACAGTTCCAATTATATATGCAACTGTGTCTGCATCTTTGACTGCAGGTGTTGCTAGAGTGCATCTACTGGTTTCTATCCTGCCTGGTACTCGTGCATAGTTAGGAGGGTTCTTATGAACTATGGGGAGATTATTACCGAAGTAGAGGTCTTGCTGCAAGACAGTAGCCCTGAGATTGTTTCAAGGATTCCTGGGGCAGTCAATGAAGCGCTGAGATTTGCAGCAGATGAGGTTGACCTCCCTAGCTTAAAGTCTTTGGTCTCAATAGACACTGTTGTAGACCAAGCTTGGGCTAGTTTGCCAGACTCCTCTGCTGACAAGATTTTGAAAGTGTCTTCGTCTACCAGCAACGGAAGCCCGATTGAGATTTTGTCGAGTCTGGAAGAACTCCTTGAGTATAGCCCTAGCCTGGATTACACTGGTGACGTGGAAGTGGTGGCATTAGATAGAGGTATCTTGTACTATCAAGGTATCCCTGCTAGTGCTACCACTCTCCTCGTTCTCCTGTTTACATATCCAGCTGAATTATCTGCAGAAACTGATGTACCAGACCACATACCTTTATCATTACACAGAAAGATTCTTGTGCATGGTGCAGCCTCTATAGTTTATGAGTTTATAGAGGATGGAAGTGAGAGTGCAGACAGGCCGAATACTAACTGGCATGCTGTTCAGCGTGAGGATGGTATTGTAAGGCTACGGCAATGGAGAGCTAAGAACCGACAAGGCAAAGCAAGGCACTACTTCGATGTATAAACAGTATGCTCTATTTAGAAGCTCAGGTGGTCTAAATAACAAAGTAGACCCACTTCGTGTTAGCTTTAATCCTGAAACAGGATTTTGTCAACTACCAGAAGCTGTCAACATTGATATAGATAGTACTGGAAGAATTGATAGAAGGAAAGGTTTTACTGAGATATCCAACCTGAACAACTGTCATAGCTTCTATAGCTATGGTGGCTATCTCTTCTTTATATCAGATGCTAGTATGTATGCTATGCAAGGTATTGTTCCAACTCCAGTAGGTACAGTTGGGGCATGGCGGTGTAGTTACTGGGGAGTAGGCGAAAGGGTCTATTTCTGTAATGGGCTGACTAAAGGGTATATCCAAGGTAACATAATTTATCCGTGGGTAGCAGGTACATATGTAGGGCCTGAGACCACAAAGACATTCAGTGACCCTCCATTAGGATATCTTCTGCACCTATACAGAGGTAGAATGTATATAGCTACAGATGAGGCTGTATGGTACAGTAGACCACTGGACTATCATCATTACGATTTAGTAAGAGGCCTTATCCAACCTGGCGGTAAAACCAGAATGATTAATAACGTTTCGACAGGACTATGGATTGGTACTGATGAGCATATAAGATATTATCATGGTGATAACGCTGAGGAGCTAGAACTGCGAAAGACTGAAGTAGTTAAAGTGGTACAGGGAACTGATGTAGTAGTCCCTGGAAGGATGCTGCCTGTTCAGCAGTTATATGGACAGAATGTAATTCTTGTAACTACAAATGAAGGAGTTATACTGCTTGGGCCAGATGGGTTCTCCATGAACCTGACTTATGACAGGCTTGAATTACCCAACTCAGCCTTCGGCTCAGCTGCTATAATAAATGGTAAGTATATATTTTCTCTTGAGCCATAGGAGGACTTGAAATGGGTTTAAGGTTAAGCACAGGGTTGAGGAACTCACTCCTTGCGAATGCTTTTAATGTAGGCACAACTATGACCTACAATGACAATGGAGGCTCTCCAGATACAATTACTGATTCTGAGAACAGTTGGTTGACTAGAGGATTTAAAGCAGGAAAAACTATAACAACTGCTAACTCTACAACTGGTGGTAATGATGTATCTGGTATTTCCATTGTCTCGGTAACCGCAGGGACATTGACTGTCGCAACAGGAACACTTGCAGCAACTGAAGCATTTGAAGCTGATACGACAATAACAAGTAATAATACTGGCTCCTTGCAGGAACTATTTGCTAATGGAGTCATCAGGATTTATAGTGGTTCACAGCCTTCATCCTCTGATGATGCAGAGACTGGAACTCTTCTGTTAACACTCTCCTCACTGAACTTTGGCCCTGTTGTAAGTGGTACGGTGTCTAAGTTAGCTAGTGAGACGTGGGCTGCTGCAGCGTCAGCTACTGGCACAGCTGGTTGGTTCAGGTTCTATGATACCAATGAGACAACTGGTGCTTCTTTGACAGCAGTACGGTTTGATGGTAGTGTTGGTACGTCAGGTACTACATTGGAGCTAAGCTCTAGTGGCTTAGTTAGTGGTGCGACAGTTACCATTGATACATTCTCTATTACATTGCCTGCGTCATAACCATGAAAGTAAAACAGGCAATAGAAAGAGAAATTAAGAAGTGTAAGCCTAGTGCTCCACAGTCGCGTATTGACTCCTGGGTTACGAAACTTACTCGTCATATGAAATCTGAGGATTTAGATAAGGAAGAGAATCCTAATAAGCCAATAAAGTTTGGAAAAAGTAAATACGGAGGTTAAGCAATGGCTAAATGGTGTTCTGATACAATTCTTGAGCTTATGCTTGATTATATCAGGGATAATGCAAATCGTCTTTGTGTATGCTCTGCACAGCCAACGACATTTGCAGAGGCAACAAGGGTTGCAGCGTCATCTGGTGTTATGTTAGCGATGTCAAGTACTAATAGTATATCATCAGCTACTATAGGTAATGGTGCTGGGTCAAATGGAAGGAAGGTTACTATTCCTGAGAATATGGCAAGTTCATCTGCGTTGTATATAAGTGATGATGGCTCAGCAACTCACATTGCACTTGTTGATTGGGTAAGTGCTAGCAGTGGTACACTTATGTATATCACAACCTGCACTCCTCAGTCATTGACAGCAACAGGTAATGTAACCGTCCCAGCATGGGGCATAACCTTACAAGACCCATCATAATATGCCTAGTGTTGACTTAGACCAACTGGACTACTCTGAGTGGTTTGATGTAATCTACTGGGAAGCTGCTCCAAACGAACAGTATCCTGACTATGAGTGGGATGCAGGGTGGTATCCTGATATAATAAGTGGTACCTATAATCCCTATAATCCTGCTTTTATGTGGAACTGGAAGACAAAGCACTGGGTGCCTGTGTACTTCAAGCCGAATGAAGGTGATATGGCAATCATTACCTCTAGTCATATGGCTAATGGGTATGAAGTGCAGTATGGTAATAATGCTTTATATGGCGGAATAACCAAGAGTAGTGGAACAGTAATAGGGGCTGAAGCATACTCCTATAATGGTAACAAGAAGGGAGATGTTGGTGTACTTGTTCCAACCACTGCCATTCCAGTAGTAGACCCTGCATCTCTTGTAGTTGAGGTGTATTATCCAGGAAGTCATGTACCTGTAACAATTACTGTATATGATGAAAGTGATACTGTTATAGGTACAAGCTCTGGTAATAGTTTGCTTCGTATCATACCACTTAATTGGTCTGAAGACCCTGACTTGATTGACATAGATTACATAGGGCCTCATCCACTAGAGACTACTGACAAATGGGATAGTCCCTCATTCCACCATGAGTATAGACATTTAGATAGTCTTGGATATATTCATGGTATGTCCTTTACTTTGTTCTGGTACACGGTACTTTATTATACTAATGGTACAGGAAGCTGGACATTTCTTGACCTAGACCCAGATAATGAATACTGGTTAAGATGCTTCTATGATGACTGTGTTTGGGATTCACAGGGTAAAATACATGGAGTCTTTGATGTAGAATATTCCACTCCAACACCAAATGTAGATACACTGAGCTACATAACAAATGCGTCAGGCTCCTGGGAAATAACACACATCTTGTCAGTTGCTAGTGATGAGGATTTATACTTTGCTCATATATGCCTGGATGCTAATGACACACCGCACATAATATACTTATTCCATGAGGATACTGGACCAGTAGATACAATCAAGTATATTTACTGGACAGGCTCAGCTTGGTCTTCTCCTGTTACAGTGTGTGATGGGGCTGCATATGGATACTATCTTGATGATGGAACAACATTTGTAGTTAATGGTGATGGAACCAGAAGATTAGTTTTCACAACTGAGCAGGATGGTGGTGACCTGTATATGCACTATAGTACTGGTGGTGCCTTTAACTCCTACACACTTTTAAATAGGGGTATAGATGGAAGTGTTCATGCTTTTAGTGTGTCAGCTGTTAGGACAGGAGATAATACCTTTGAGATATATTATACAAAGGATGTTGGTACAGATGAGTATAGAATCTGTAAGATGAGTGGAACATTTAATCCTGTGTACTGTGGAAACGAGGTTGAAAACCTTGTGTCTGTAGCTGGTATCACTGCTGCAAGCTCTGTTAGTATGGCTCAAATAGGAAAGTATTATAACAGAGGAAGAGGAGCTTGCATAGATGAGGCTGGTAGAAGATATATTCCGCTTTATGATGAAACCTGGAACGCTGAGAAAAATGGGTTTATATACTCTGATAATGGGGTAACCTGGGAGGGTAAGTGGAACTATACAGCAACCCCAGATTACTCTGAAACATATAACTTACATCCTCACCATGTTACTGGTAACAGGAACTATGGGGACGTAATATTTAACTTTGCCCAATCATTTGATTCTGGTACACCTTACGACTATGGTGAGTTTTATTGGGCCTGGAATTATGGTTATGTACTTGAAGTTGACAGGATAGAGATTGACTATGATAATCCTGATGAAATTGACCAAGTGATATTTGATGGTTATTATATTGATGGAGCTCCACAGACACCAATTGCAGGTGCTTGGCATGACCTTGAGGATGATGTTGAGGACTTAGGTGTATTCCTTGTTCCACACTTAATTATTGATTAATTATGCCTACACATATTCATATAGCAGACCCGTTATGGTCAGCAAATGATGGTGACTCCTATCATATTCATGGTGCTGAAGAGCCATTACTTCATGTATTTCTTGATGTAGATGAAGCTACAAATGTTCACTTAGGGGAGACTTTATTATCAGCAATATCTGAAGGTGATGATGTAGTACATGGTGCTGATTCAGTTACCTTATCTGAGTGGATTATACCTTATAATAGCTTCATCCCTCATGCTAATACATTCAATGTAGTGATTCCTACAATGATTGTAGATGAACCTGTACATATACATGATACAGTAAATCCATTTGCATATCCTCTTACAGGAATAGATGAGGCTGAGCATGTAGTATTCTCAGACCAGTTTGGTGGTACTGTACCTAGCCTAAAGACTCCGTGGGTTCCAAGACATGGTATAGGTGATGCCCTGTTCCCATCACTTGAGGCACAAGGTTATGGTGGTGCAACAGCTGTAACCGCGTTTCCGATGCTGGAAGCTAGTGCCTCTGGCACTTTGGGAGTCGTTTGTGAAGCAGCTATTGAGTTCCCAATGTTTACAGGTATGGGACTTGGTGGATGGAATGCTGCCATAACATTGCCTAAGTTATCCGCTGAAGCTAGTGGAATGATAAGTAATAAAATCAACAAGTACATTATCCACATATTTTTTGTTTTAGTCATTGACAATAGTTAGGTTTTGAGCTTGTGTCATATAGATCCAATAACCCTGATCATAATTCAGTTCTTGCAGTGTTTGGTTGTCCACTAAAGTATAGTAGACATCTGGTCTGAAATATTCCCAAGACCTGTTCTGGGTCCAGATAATGGTCCAATTACCGATGAAGTCTCCGTCTGAGGCATTACAATCAAATGGCGGGATATCATCATGGCCGCAACCATAATTACCATTGCCTAACGGAGCAA